AACTTCTGATCCCCGCTGGCCTGCTCCCACAGGCTACATTGGGCCCCGTCCGCTTCGCGCGGGCGGGGCCTTTGCATAGGAGCCACCATGCCTGCTTCAACGCTCAAGGACTTGCGCGAGTTTGTAGCCAACATCCTTGACTACAGCCCGACCAACCCGGTCTACAGCGAGCAGGTGGACGCGTTGCTCAATGAGGCCGACCGCAGCATCTGCCAAGAAAAGCCGTTCACGTTCATCAACAAGGTGGTCGACGTTGATGTGTACAAAGATGTGGTCTTCACCACGCTTGGGTTCACCAACAGCACCCAGGTTGTGACTGGAGCGCCGGGCAGCTTCTTGGGTTGGATGGCAGGGCAAGAGCTTGAGGTCACGCTGCCGGCAGGCGGCACGTTGACGTTTATGATTACGAACGTCGTCAACGACACCGAGCTGCGCATCGACACGGATTTTGAAGAGCCAACGGGCAACTACGCAGCGACCGTCATCAACCGCTACATCGACCTGCCCGGCGATTGCACATCTGTTTTGGGCGTGGCGCGGCGCACGCAGGCGCGGACACCCAACGATCCTGGCCTGCTCGACAACCTGACGCGCTACGAAGACGAATGGTGGAACCTGCCCTTGGGCGAAATCAACCTGCCTATTTACTGGATTTGGTACGATCCGTTCCATCTGCGCGGGCCGCGCGTCAACTTCTCGCTGAGCACAGCAGTCGCTGTTGGGCGCGGTGTTCGCACCGTCGAGTTCTGCAGCACGCTGGTCTTCGCTGGTCGCGAGAGCGCCCACGGCGAGATTGTGTCGTTGACAGCGACCAATGTGCAAGACTTCGTGCTGACGCCGTTTTCGCAGACCACCAACAGCGGGCTCTACAAGCGCTACTACTGGCGCGCGCCGACATTCGGGTTCAACGCGTGGCGGCTGCTCAATGATCCGCTGCTACCCCCTGGGGCCAAGATGGAGCTTGCACCCGGCGACGTTGCAGCCCGCACCATTTCGTTATCAGTGACGGAGTTGACTACCAACGAAACGTTGTTCAACGAAGATCGGATGCGCAACCCCGATGGCTTCACCCAGCGCATCCGATTGTACCCGCGCCAAGACAAGGACTATGTGTTTCAAGTCAGGTACATGGTGCGGCATCTGCCGATGGCTGAAGACAACGATGTGTCGCTGATTCCGCCAGCGCATCGCATGGTCATCGCGTATCGAGCGCTTGCCGATGTGTTGTTCAAGCACGACAACGCGCCGCAGGCCGAGATTTACCGGCGCAAGTATGAGATCGAGTTGTTGCAGTTGGAGCGCAGATACTTGATCTCAACGAGTCGGCGCATCGTCAAGGGCAACTGGCTGACCAACATGGGGGCGAATGGCTACGGTCGATTTACGACGCTGGTGCACACATGAAAGGCCAGACCCTGCAGGTTCGCGTTGTCGGCGGGATGGAGCAAAGCCTTCCGCAAGAACCGACCAGCGCCAATCTGATCGACAACTGGACGGTCGAGCGCAGCACCTTGGGCTTGAGTTCGCGCATCGGCTACGAGAAGTATCGGCCCGACCCTGCCGATGGCTTCACCCCGTTCGGCAGCTTGAACCGCATCGACAGCTTGTTTGTCATGCAGCAGAGCACGGGCGGCGCACGCCAGAGCATCCTGTTTGAGAGCGGCGGCGCGCTGTACCTGTACTACGAGGTCGGCCAAGCCAACGTCATCTTCAATCTTGGCTCAAGGTTTGTGCCCACGGCGACCGACACCGCCTCGGTCTACGCTCAGTACGGGGACCGGGTGGTCATCACCAACGGCTACGACAGTCCAGTCATTGTCCGGCCCTGGCCGCTGCCTCGGGCGTCAGAGGTCACGTCTGCCCAACTTGCCTCGCTGTCCCGTCAGATCGGCTGGTACGGACCGCCGCCCCAGCCCAACGCTTTGCGCGTGGCCACCATCGACGCGGGCACTCCGATGGCTTCGGCCAACGAGTACACCGGGGACAGCACGACCAACTGGTATCCGGCCGCTGGCAAGGCCAGCGTGTTCCCCAACATGTTCGGCATGGGCGCCGAGCAGGCCGGCGCTTCTGACGTGCGAAACGTCTTTCAGTTTGCCGTCAGCTTTATCAGCGACACGGGGAGCGAGAGCCCCCGCTCCACCACAGTTGATGTGACGTGGAGCATCGAAGCGGGCGACAACAACGTGCGCTATGCGCCCACATTGCGCATCCCCTTGGGGCCGCCAGGGACCGTGGCGCGGCGCATCTACGGCACGCTCAATGGCGAACGCGACCTGTTCTTCATAGCCGATGTGCGCAACAACGTTGAGGAGCTTTACCACTGCGCGCGACGCGAGGTCAGCTTTAGCGTGCCGGCGCCCCAGCTCGTCGACAGCGTTATCTTCCCTGCACCCAGGGCCCGGTGCTGCGCTATCTACAAAAGCTGCCTGTGGCTGGACGGCGGGGCAGACGAGGGCAACCGGCTCTACTTCAGCCTGCCCACATACATCGACCAGTTCGCAGCAGCCGACTTCATCGCCTTGGCGAGCAACGGCGGTGCGGTCACCGGGTTGTACGCGCACTACAACAACCTGCTGGTCTTCCGCGAAAACGGCATCGACATTGTGACTGGCAGCTACCCCAACTTCAGCGTGCAGTCGCTGAGCGAGCAGATCGCATGCCGGTCGCCGCAGACCATCGACGCGGTGCCCGGGCAGGGCGTGTTCTTCCTGGCGCTCGATGGCATCTACAGCATTTCGGGTGGCCTTGATGGCGGCTCGACTGTGCAGATCAACGAGGTCGGCGCACCGATCGGCGCAGAGTTGGAGCGCTTGACCAAGGAATGTGCAGGGCGCGCAGTTGGCAAGTACAGCCCCACTGAGCGTGCGTACCACTGCTACTTCTCCGCCAACGGCAACGACAGGCCCAACCTGGGCGTTGTCTACCATGTGGAGAAGCAGGGCTGGTCCGTTCGCAGCGGCTTTCCGGTCGGCTGCATTGACCGACTGTTCAACGGCACGCTGGTCTTCGGCCACCACACGGGCAACCAAGCAGGCCAGAACGCACCGGCGGGCTTGTTCGTGTTGAGCAGCACGCGGGCCATGGGCGGCACGATTGTCGAGGATGAGTACAAGCCCGGCGATCCACCAGTGTCGGTGTACGAATCGGCGTGGCACGACTTCGGCGATGCGCAAGTCAAGAAGCAGGTTCAGTACATCACCTTGTGGATTATGACCACGGGCAGCGTTGCGCTTGTTGTCGATGACTTCAAGGATTTTGAGTATGAACCCATCGGCACCAACGGCGTCTACCTTGCCCAGCCGCCCGACCAGAGCCCGCAGCCGGTCTACGGCACAGCGGTCATCGGTTCAGACACATGGCAAGACACGCGGCTGGCGCCCATTCGCATTGCGATTGCACAGCGGTCGTGCAGTTGGTTCAAGTTCCGCTTGACCACGACGGATGATCTGGTGCTGGTCGGCTATGAGCTTGAGTACACAGCGCGCGGCACCAACGTCATTGCAGGACGGACCACATGAAGCAATGGACCCAGCACGATGCTCGGACTGCGCAGACGACTGAGGCCGAGCAGTTCAACACGCAGCACCAAGCCTTCCGCGGTGAGATGATCGGGCTTGACCGGACGCAGCTTCCCGAAGGGGCGCTTGCTCAGACGCAGCTTAGCAACGCCTGCTTGCACCAGTGCTACCTGTTCAACCCGTGGAGTACTGGAGTCATCGGCGCCAACGGGGAGCAGACGCGCTATCGTGCCGCAGCGGCTGACACCCAGCCAGAGCAATGGCGGGCGATCAACTACCGCAACTTCGGCTCGGGCTGGTTCACCTGTTTTGAGACCACGCTGCAGCCGTTCAAAGGCGGAAACCTGTTGACCGAGTGGTACGGCAACTGCGCGATTCAGACCGCGTTCAACGAGACCTACAACACGACCTATGCGGGCGGCAGTCAGACGGGTGCGCCCAACGAGAAGTTCCTCGGGCTGCGCATCTTGTACAACGGGGCCATCGTCGCTGAGCGCATCGGACCCGCCAAGGCCATGGACCACTTTATGATCTCGGGCGCGCAGCAGATGCCGAGTGGACCTGTCACCCTGACGCTGCAGGCCAAGCCTGGGTCCGCGGGCCCTGACGACCCGGTCACCGAGTTTGGCTCGACGCTGCTGCTGATGCAGTGCCACCTTTTTGCGAACCGCGTGTTTGCGATTGGAAGATTCCGATGAGTCGCATTGTCCGCCCTCCGGTTGATGCTGGTCAGACCATCGACGCGACTACGCTCAACGCCACATACAACGACTACAACCAGCCGGGCGCACTTGACGAGAACAACGTGCGCGACCAGGCTTTTGACCTTCCGCATCTCAACAATATCTCGATCATCAAGAACAGCGCGACCGCTTTGCTGGGCGACGCGAACATGCTGCACACGGGGCCTGCGGTCCAGTACCCGTCCTCGCTTGCATCCCCGCCCACCGTGACCCGCGTCGGCAACGCAGCAGGCACGCCCACCTTCCTCGACTTTGGGGCAAGCGGCTGGCCAATGGTGGGCGGTGATGTGCTGCGGGTCTGGTGGAACTTCGGCGTGATCAGCTTCATTGGTATGGCGCCCCCGACTCCGTACCTAAACCCCGGCGCAATGGGCCAGTACACGCTTGAGGACAGAGCCGCAGGCCCAAGCCACATTGTCACGGACGGATTTCACTGCTGGCTCGCCTATTTGCAGTGGGACATCACCAGCAACGCTCTGACCAACTTTGTCGCGGTAAGCGGGCAGATGGACCCGGCGCTTGGCGTGAAGGGCACTGTCAGGGACGGCTTTGAGGTGGAGCTCTTATCGGCGGCCACCGTCATCTCGCCCTACCAGGTCACTTCGGATGGCGATGCAAGGGACGGGAAGGTAAGCGCCACGCTGCCGACGCAGGCGCATGGGTGGTACGCGCCGTATGGCATGTACTGTTTTACAACCAACGTCGCGATGACCGTCTACGGCGTGCGCCTTGTCATCACTGGGTTGCTGCACCCGTTCCTCAACCCGGCGGGCAACCGTGAGAACCTGCTGGTCTACGACTACACGCAGGGCGACGCTCTCTATTTCCTGCTGGGCCGTGGCGGGCGAATCTCCGCCGTTCACATGCGGAGGTTTTGATGGCGTACAGCCCGCCCAACGTCTTTGCCAACAACACCCCGCTCACTGCGTCTGCAGTCAAGGGCAACGACGACGCGCTCAAGATCTACCTGCATGAAGGCGTCGTTGGTGCAGACCTGCTGTCGTCGGCATGGGTGCAGACTCGGCACATTCAGCAGCCCGTCATCGACGCTTTTTCTGGCGTGCAACACGGCGTGACCGGCTACCAGGGTAGTCAGTGGGACGGCGGCGCCCTGGTTCGATGCCAGTTCGGCTCGGCCTTCCTAACCGGCAAGCGCTACGGGAACACCGCCACCGAGAGCTGGGAGGTCGTGCCGCAGACTACGTTCTCTCTGGATTTGCGTCGACACGCCACGATCATCTTCCACTGGTGGATGGAGTCATGCAACGGCCCCGATGATGGTGCCCGGTCGCTGGGCTCTGACGCCTACATGTGGGTATCGGAGTATGACGCAAGCTCGCTGCTTTTTGGCACCGGGTTGAAAACGATCATCCAGCCCTACTCTCAGGAGGTCGTGCAGAGCTACAACGGCTGGCAAGCCAACAACCCGCCAGGCGGGCCGGCGACTCCCTACTCCATTCTCGGCTGGGGCAACATGAGCGGCGTCAAGGTCTTCACCGCAAGTAACAAACTGGCGGTCGGACTGGTGCACCTAAGCACCATTGACCGCAGCGCGATCATCAACTGGGGCGTCAGCCTCGAAGTCTACTACTTGTGAGGTGAAGCATGGCTCTGCCCCTTTTGGCGCTTCCGATCGCAATGGGCGTGGCGTCCGCTGGTAGCGCCATTGCGCAGTCAGCAGCCGCCCGCAAGCAAGCTGAAGCGATGATGCCGGATGCGTACAAGCGCAGGCTTGGCCGACTGCAGACGCGCGAAGCTGAAGGCGAGCTTGGCTTGACGGAAGGCCAGCGTGCCTTGATGGAGAGCACGGGCGCAGCGCAGCGTGCTGGCGCGATGGCCGACCTGCAGGCGCGGCAACTGCAGCAAGCGCAAGCCAACAGCGCGTACACCGGACGCGACTTGTTTCTGCAGGACTTGGCCCAGCAAGATGCACAGCGCCGCGCGTTCAGCGAGCAGCAGCGCATCATTGCGCAGGCCGACCAAGAAGCGCTGGCCCGCAACGAGCAGCAGCTTCTTGAGTTGCAGCAGCGCGCGGCAGACGCTGAAGCCGCCCGCAAGATGGCCAACCGTCAGCTTATCGGCGACCTGTTCGGCGCAGCAGCATCGACCGCGGGCACCGTCTATGGCGCTCAACAGATGCAGACCGGCTACAACCAGATGATGAACGCAGCAGCAGGCAGCCAGCAGATGCGCGATGCACAGGCGCAGATGTTTCAATTGCAGGCAGCGATGCAGATGGCCAACGCGTTCGCCCCCCGGAGGTAGACCATGCCCTTGCCCCCGTCAGCGATTCCTGCCTACCAGCCCCGTTCGTTCCTGGGCCCAGGCCAGACGGCCACGACCAGAGCGTTGGAGCTTTACTTCCGCTACCACCCGGCGGTCTTCAAGATGAAGACCTTTGATCTGCTACGCGAAGACGAGCAGTTTCAAGCGCAGAGCGATGCGGAGAAGCGCAAGCTGCTGAGCCAAGAGTTGAGCCAGATTGACGGGCTGTTGGCCCGCTATCGGTCAACCGGCGCTGGACCCAGCGGCATCGGTGCAGGTGCTGGTCGGCGCATGGCGGCAGGTGCTGGAGGTGCGGGCGGTGCTGCTGGCGGTGCAGACGGCGATGTGCTCGACTTTATCGAGGGCATGACGGGCAACGAGGTCAAGCGTGCCGAGATTGCGGCTGAAGCCGGATGGCGCGCACTCCGCGACTACGACAAGCTGGTTGAGATTCCGCGCACATACGCGGTGTTTGCTTCAGATTTCTTGGGCACTAATCGACGCGCCGACATTGTTGGCCGGATGGCTCCAGCGCAGCTTGCGCAAGACTTAGAGCTTGCGTTTCAAAACGCGCTGACCCGATTCGGACCAACCGCAGAAGCAGAACATCCGCTGACCCGGCAGGTTGCAGCGACCGATTTCTACTATTCCTTGCGTCGAATCCGGCCAGACTTGTTGCCTGCTATCGGTGAAAACAAGCCGTTGTCACAGGAAGCCTTGGAAATCCTTGAAGCAATCGATCGTATGTATGCAACGGGCAACTTCATCACCAAGAGCTTTCAGTCAGGGCGAGAACCGCAGGTAGCGCTCGACGCCGAAAAGGAGATTGCACGCGCAACGCTGCTTGGCAAGACTGCACCGGGCCCCAACTTCTTCGAGAGGCGCGCACGCCAGATGGTCGATGCGTTGCCGCCCGACCAGCGCGACACGGCAGAGGAACGCGCCGCAGCAGAGCGCACAGCGCTGCAGCAGGTTCGTGCCGAGCTTGGCATCGGTGAACCGTTGAGCGAAGAAGAGGCGCTGATGCTGTCGCGCTACACGCAAGCGCTGGCAGATGACGGTCGAGCCACGCAGGAAGAGCTTGGTGCAGACTACAATGCAGCCAAGGCAGCGTACGAAAAGGGGCGCCGTGCAGAGCGCTTGCCGCGTGGCGCCGATGTGTACTACGACGACACCTATCTGAACCTGTTGCAACGCCGTGCTGGTCTGCTGTCGCAGCAGGTCCCCGAGCGCGAGGGTTCGCCCGCAACCCGTGCTGCACGACGCATGGGCGGCTTGCCCGAGGTGCCGCGCGCAGCGTACGACGCAGCAGCAGCGATCAGCCCGATCGCAGCAGAAGCGCTGCCCTACGCGTTGAAGCGCTTTACCGATGCGGGCGGCCAGATTGCGCCGCAGAGCACGGTCGAGAAAAAGGCCGACTTGATCATCAAAGCCGACCCGACCAAGCGGCCCGCGTTCCCCGACTTCGTGGCCGCCGTCAACAAGATGTACCCCGACGACGTAGACGCGCGCCGCGAAGCGTTCGCCTACTACGGCGCGTACTTCAACGGTCAGGACCTGCAGACGCAGACGACCAATGCGGACGTACTGCAGGGCAGGCCGCCCGCACCAGCACCAGCACCGTTGCCTGCACCGTTGCCTGCACCAGCAGCACCAACGCGTACACCGCAGCAAATGAACGCAATCTTGCGCGAGCGCTACTCTCCAACCATCTATGAACGCTTCCCGCCGATGGCGGCGATGTCAAGTTTAGATGGCCTATCAACCAATGATATCCGCAGGATGGCGGCTGAAAGTCGCAGTGCGCCCCGCATTGCTGCGCTCAACAGGTTCAACGAAAACCAACGCTTTCTGCAAGATACATCATACGCCTTGAACGCAGCCGTCCCATCCCTTGATGCTGAATCGGCATACGCGCAGTATCTGGCAGGTGGAGATGTAGTCATCCCATCCCTTGATGCTGAATCGGCATACGCGCAGTATCTGGCAGGTGGCGGCAACAACCCAGAAGACCTGCAGTTTGGTGGCGGTGTGGTGCCGCCCTTGACTGAAGACGATCTGCGGTTTGGCGGTGGTGTGGTATCGCCCATGACTGAAGAAGATCAACTCATGGAAATGCTCATGCTTGAGCGTGCGCAGCGTGGACGATGAACCGCGAGCACTATCTGAAGTTGGCTGACAGATACGAAGCGCTTGGGCGGTCTGCTGATGCAGCGGACCTGCGGGCCAAGGCTGCTGCTCTGCCCGCCGCTACAGCCCCTGTAGCCGCGCCCGCTCCACAAGCCATGCCAGCGCCCGCGCGCCAGCGTACGCGCCCTGTAGCGCCCGCTGACGAGCCTGTAGAGTTCATCCCAGCAGCCGAGCAGGATGCAGCCGCGGCTGAGTACCAAGCGCGGCTCGAAGCAGATGTGCGCGCGGGGCGTGCGTCCGCCAGCCAACTCAACGAGTTCATGGGCTACACGCTGACCGACGAGCAGCTTGCGCAGATGCAGCCCCCCGGCATGCCTGTCGAGCCTGCGAAGCCACGCGTCCGCATTGTCGTGCCATTCGGCAGCGACATGGTGCCAAGCGCGCCCGATGCTGATGTGGAGTTTCAAGCGGGCGAGCCGTTGTACGGTCGACCTGTTGATGAACCGCAGATGGCCAGCGAGTTGCGGCAACAGCTCGACCAGATGGAGAGCGACCTAATCCGCCAGTACATTAGCTACGGCTACACCGTCGAGGGCGCCAGGGAGGCGGCACGCAAAGCATCCGCCGATGTGCTTGCGCGCCGTGTCGGCCCCGAGGGTGACCCGACTACGCGCGGTGAAGGTGGGCTTGGCTCGATGCTGCCCATTCCGCCGTTCTTCCGCGAGTCGCGCATCGACTTCCGCACGGACCCGTCGACCTATGTGGAGCCCAGCGGCGAGCGGCGACCAGCGACACCTACCGAGCAGGTCATCGAGACCTTTGCGCGCCAGCAGATTATCAACCCTGAAACGGTGGCAAAAGCGCGACAGACACGCGCACTGCAGCGCGAGCTTGCGTTCCAAGACATTCCCGGTTCGCTGCTGTACACCGACGAATACGCAGCCGATGTGCGCCAGCAAGTCGCTGAAGAGACCGACCCGTACCTGCGCAACGTGCTGTCGACCATAGACCCCGGCACGGGCGTTGGCATCGAGACCCCGTTGGGCGCTGCAATCCGGCAGACCGGCATTATCAGCACGATGGTCAACGAAGCCGTGCTTGGGCTGCCGTTGTTCTACGATGTGGACGAGCAGGGCAACGCAACGAATCCAGACCAGTTTGCGTTCAAGGTCAACGACTTTGTGACCAGCGCACTGCAGCGCATGGGCATGAGCGCTGCAGATGCAAAAGATGTGACGTCCGGCGTCATTGGTGGCGCTGCTCTGCCGCCGATTCCTATGCCGTTCCAAGGAATCAACCGCAAAGGCCCGTCGATGATCGACCCGACCGGCATGCGCGGCGCCAGCGAGACCGAGACCTATCTGGGCGATGTGGTCACTAGCCTTGCAAAAGGTCGGTTCCTTGGCGATGAACTGTACAGCATCCCCGCATACACGGAAGAGCTTGCAAGCGGCGCGTTCAACGCGCTTGACCAGGGCACCGGCCAACGACTGCAGGACATAGATGAGAGCTTGATCGGGCAATCAGCGCTTTATGCACCGCTGGTGCTTGGTGCTGGTGCCGAAATGATCTACGGCATCGGGCCCATCTCTGCGCTTGGCAAAGTCGCGCGGACCACGGGCACCGCGGCCAGGGCTGCTGCTGTTGGTGGTGCAGCGCGTGCGGCTGGTGCAGCGGCGCAAGCGGCGCAGGCCGGCGAAACCGTCAGGGCAGCGCAGTTGCTGCGCGCAGCAGAGGCGATGAAGACCGGAGCGCGGGCGGCTGACTTTGTTGCCCATCCTGTCGAGTACAGCAAGAAGGTTCGTCTGATTCGTGCGGGGCAAGACCTGCTCGATGAAGGCAACGTTGAGAAGCCGGTGCTCGATGTGCTGATGGACCGTTCGGAGATCAAGACCGTGCTGGCCGATGCTGTCGCAAAAGACACGCTGAGCCCGTACTTGATCACGCGTCAGATCATCAACGATCCCAACGTCACAGTCGGCGACCTTCGCGCCATGGCTGGCGATTCGTCTGCTGGTCGCGAGTTCCTGCGCACGCTTGGTGTCGCCGACACGATGGCCGACACCGTGCCGTGGGGCACAGGGCGGCTGGACAACGATGCACTGCAGGACGCGTTGTTGAGCTTCAAGGCTTCGGTCTATCGGCCCGCCATCGAGACCGTGCTGCGCAATGCCGACCTTGAAGAAGCCGAGCAAGCCCGTAGGATTCTGGCGATCCTTGAAGAAAAGGACATCAACGAGCTTGCGGGTATGACGCCAGCGCAGCGCAGCGCCTTACGGCAGACCTATGGTGCCAGCGACGCTGCTGATGTGATGGATGAGCTTGATGCGGTAGCCAATGGTCTTGCGGCATCCGGCAGCCTTGCTCCGTTGCTTCGCAGGCTATCCGTCAACGTCAAGTATCTGCCGATCAACAACAACGCGCCGATGATGCAGTCGTTGCACGCGTTCGGGCAAGAGCTGCAGCGCGGGCTACCGCGCAGCGGACCTGTCGCCGAGAGCTTTGCGCGCCGTCTTGGTGGCGACACGCTGGATGACCTGACCACCACTGCACCCGAGCTTGTGCGCGAAGCTGCGCTCGGTGCCGGGTCACGCGTCATCGCTTCGACGTTTGAGAACCTTGTGCCAGAAGATCTGGTGCTGGTGACCGACACGTTGATGGTACCGCGCCAGAAGCTGACACCGGATGTGCTTGCCAAGGTAAGCGACACGTTCAACGGCTACGGACGAGGCACGGGCCCGCTGTTCGTTGCGCAGGTCGGCCCGACCGTCAATGGCCGCCCGACGATGGCGTTCCGTTGGAACATGGACCCGCGGTTCGCGCGCGACGAAATCTTTGGCGCCAACACCGTTGCACGTTCACCAGCTCGACGCGCAGTGCTCGATGCACTGGAGGCCAACCGGCCCCTGACCGAGAGCGAGCACCACTTCCTGACAGATGCAGCGTTGAGCACGGCATACCGCGATGTGCTGGGCGAGACAGCGGCTGAAGCGCTGTTGGCTGGTGAGCAAACGCAGCGCGCTGCCCAGCCCAGCGTTGGCTTGGGCTTGTTGTCGGCGGCACAAGAGCGCGTGCCAGGACTTGCGACCGGCGAACGTGCAGTCGCGCAAGCCCGCCCGCTGACGGAAGCGCGCGAGCCCAGCGTGTTCACCGTGCCCTCGCAAGCGCTTGCCATTACCAAGAACATCTTGGGCAGTGCTGTACTCAAGGCTTCCAAGAAGTTCCCCAAGGTCGACTACACAGCCTACCGCACGACGTTCAAGGACCAGACGCCGTTCATCACGCAGCAGCGTGGCCGCAAAATCGAAGAAGCCGTCGCTGCCATTCCTGACCAGTTCCAGCGCGAGGTCAGGACTGAAGCGCTGCGCAGCGATGCAGAGTCAGCCTTCAACACCGTGCTGCAGCGGCGCATCGCAGCAGCAGTCACCGATGCTAACGCCGCACTGCAGCGCCGCGTAGACGACCTTGTGGCCCAGGGCATGAGCGAGGTTGAAGCGTGGTCGACGGTCGCGTACCAACAGCGTGCAGGCAAGGCAGCAGGCGGCTTGGGTTCGCAGGTATCGGGCGGCATCATCGCGCAAGCCAAGCAGCAGGCGCAGGCCATGGCCGTCGAAGAGGTGCAGGCCGGCGCATGGGCCGCGTTGTTGCGCACGTTCTTCGGCCCGACCATCTTCAGCAGACTGGTGGGCGTCGATGAAAATGCCTTGCGGCGCTACATTGTGCAGACCGACAGTGCTGGCAACGACCAGTTGATTCCGGTCACGTTGCACAGCTTCCGCGACATTCTGGCCCGCATCCGCAAGGACAACCCCGAGCTTGACATGCGCGGGCTTGCCCGCCCCGCGGTGCCCTATGGCGACGCCATTGCTGGGTTCTTTCAATGGATGGGCAAGCAGGACCCGCGCAACCTTGGGCCCGTCCGATTGCTGAACGATGCAGTGCTCGACACAAGCGCAGCATGGGCAATGGGCATGGACCGGCAGCGCATCGTCGCCCGCGAGGCCACGGCGATGCTGGACGCGAACCCCTGGATGCGCGGCGACTTGAGCGCAGGCCAGTTCACCGACAGCCCCGACCGATTGCTTCGCACGCAGTACGCTGCAGAAGAGGCAAGGGCCACGCTGCTCGCCGACTTGACCCGTGCTGCAGCGCTGCGCAGCGGTGTGCTGCCAGTGCCAGCAGAACGCATGGCCATGCGGGCTGCAGAGCAAGAGCTATTCCGCGCCAGCGCAGCATCCGTAGCTGGCGCAGCGGACACCGTGCCAGGAAGCCCGTTCCAGCGCACTGCGCGTGGCCAGCTCAGCGAGTCGCTGGACCAGTTGACCTTGCGCGCATGGCGCAACCTGACGCCGGCAGCAAAGACCGACATCATCAACTACGTCTACGGCAAAATGCTGGAGAATGGGGACCGCAGCCCCGACTTGCGTTCGGTGCTGTACGAAGGTCTCGATGACCCCAAGCTCAACCTGCTGTTCTTTGAGAAGCTGGCGACGACCAAGGCGCTGCAGTTGCTGATCGAGCAAGGTCAGACGGCGATGGCGCGTTCGCTTGTCAGCCCCGACGATTCGGTGCTGGTGGCCGCCATCGACAACGCGCAACGCAGCGGGCTGTCGTACAAGGAAGTCATCGAGGTCATGCGCAAGGCGCTGTTGCGCAACGCGCTGCAATCATTTGTCGAGCCTGCTGTACTTGAGATGCAGGCCAACAGCCGCGCCTATGGCTGGTCGCCAGACCTTGCGCAAACACGCAAGGCGATCACCGGGCTGGTCGACCAGATCAACCCAGACGACCCGCGGTTCGGAATCGCTGGCCAAGACTTCGTGCAAGCGCTTGCCAACCTGCAGGCCGCAAGCAAGGACGGCAAGCTGGCCGAGAACCTGGATGCGTTGCAGCGTTCCGAGAAACTGCAGCGTGCGCTTGGTGGTGAGGCCAGCGCTGCTGGCGAGTATGTGATGCAGGTGCTGCTCGACACCCTAAGCTTGCCCCGCACAATCGGTGCAGCCGGCTTGCTTGGTGGTGGCTACTACATCTTCAGCGACGAAACGACCGGCGGCCAACCCGTTCCGGTTCCGTTGCCCCTGCCAAACACGCGCTACCTTGGCACCAACCTGATCACCGCTCCGCTGATTGTGGCCACCACGCTTGGTGCGACCGGAGCCATTCGCTACTTGCGCCCGCGTGGGGGCGCTACAGCGCAAGCCGGCGAGGTCGGGCTGCAGGCTTCGGCACAGCTTCCCGAGGTGCTGCGCCGTCCGCTGGTCAACAGTCTCGGCACCAACCCTGGCGCGCTTGACGAGGTGCTGTTCACGACGCGCACCGGGCAGCCGATCACGCGCGGTGAGCTTGACCAGTTGATGCGCGAGCACAACATCGGCTTGACGCGCGGCGGCCTTGAGTTTGCCAACGCGTTTGCGCGCGACCTGGCCCGCGATGCACGCCTGACAGCCGAGGGCGTCAAGGCGCCAGCGTTGCGGCAATACCTGTTGCGCAACATGGACCCGACCAGAACCGGGTTCTGGCAGTACGCAGCCAACGCCACCGACCGCGCGTTTAGGCAGAACGTCTTTGCTACCGCGTTGCAGGAAGGTCTGACAGCACCGCAAGCTGCGCAGCTCGCCCGCAACAGCGTGCTCGACTACGGCAACGTGCGATACAGCGGCGGCTTGAACCGTTACGTCATGTTTTTGGCCTTCCGCGAAGCGATGACGCGCGAGGTCATCGAGGCTGTAGCGCGCGACCCCGACACGTTGAACCGCACGCTGCTGCTGCATCGAGACTTGCAAAAGCAGATGGACGACGAGTTGAACGTCGACCACACGCGGTTTCGTCTGCCGATCGGCAACACCAAAATTTTTGACCAGACCGCGGGCTCAAGGCTGTACGGCCCCACCAACCCAGCGCTCAGCATGTACGGCGACTTGGTGCGCTTCGCAGCGCACGGGTTGCAGGCAGGTGCACCGGACATTCCGCCCGGCACGCTGGCCCAGGCTGTCGCCGATGAATCGCTGACGCCGTTGGTGGATATGGTTATGGCCGACGCGCTTGCGCGGCCCAGCAACACTGGACGCGGGCAGAAGGTCGATGATGTGTGGGTTGCCTACGCCATCGAGAACAGCCCCGATGTGCTCTGGCCGTGGCTCAAAGAGCAGTACAACATCGTCCCCGTGGCCCGCGACGAAGAGCGCAAGTCGGGGCGCCTTGAAGCGCAGGACCCAGCGACGCCGTTCTTGGGCAAGGTCGAGTACAGGTTCCAAAGCACCGGCGACCACGCGCGATTCATCCGCGACATGGCCGTGCTGCAGACGCTTGGATTCCAGCGCACGATGGAAGACTACACCAAGATGGGCCT